CAGGAACTCCAATTACAGTTAGGGGAATTGCTCAATGAAGAAGAAGACCAAAGGCCAGAAGAAGGTAGCCAAGGTAATGAGGGAATTTGGCAAGGGAGAGCTGCATAGTGGCAAGGGTGGCCCAGTGGTCAAGTCTCAGAAACAGGCGGTAGCAATTGCCCTTAGCGAGGCTGGCATGGCTAAGAAAAAGGGAAAGAAATGAAAACGGGTCTTTATGCTGCAATTCATGCCAAGCGTAAGCGTATAGCCGAGGGTTCTGGCGAGAAGATGAAGAAGCCAGGCACTAAGGGCGCTCCGACTAAGGCCGACTTCAAGCAAGCGGCTAAGACTGCAAAACCACCTAAAAAGGCTAAAAAATGAAAGGTATGAAATCATGCCCTAAGTGTAAAGGCGGCGAGTGCAAGAATGGCAAGAACTGTATGCACGAGGAAAAAGAAGAAAAGAACGGAAAGAATGGCAAAAATGGCAAGATAGAGATTGAAATATCGTTGCCTATGCGTGGTTCGCGTACTGCCAAAAACAAAGCAAAGAAGAAGAAATGACAGCGGCTTGGACGAAGAAGGCGGGGAAGAATCCTAAAGGTGGTCTGAACGAAAAGGGCAGGAAGTCTTACGAGGCTGAGAATCCTGGTTCTAACCTAAAGGCTCCGGTCAAGTCTGGAGACAATCCTAGACGGGCTAGTTTCCTTGCGAGAATGGGTAATATGCCTGGGCCGGAGAAGAAACCGAATGGTGAGCCTACTCGTTTGTTACTGTCTTTACGAGCCTGGGGAGCATCAAGCAAGGCTGATGCTAAGAAGAAAGCCGCAGCAATTTCCGCTAGAAACAAGAAAAAGTGATATTAAATCTAGGCTCTGGCAAAGACTGGCGAGAAGACTGTCTCAATTCCGACATTCAGGCAAGGGTAAAACCTGACTGGTGTTGCGACATTTCCAAGGTTCAATGGGGTCAGATTATCGAGACTCGCTTTGGACAGATCAAGATACGACCAGAGATATTCGACACTATCCTAGCTAACGATGTGCTGGAGCATATTCCGGACTTGGTTAGCGCCATGAGGAATTGTCGGGATTTATTGAAAAGTGGTGGCAAATTCATAATCTCCGTACCGTATGAGCTAAGTTTGGGTGCTTGGCAAGATCCGACCCATGTACGGGCGTTCAACGAGAATAGCTGGCTTTACTATACGGACTGGCACTGGTATCTGGGGTGGGATTCAGGGTTTAAGCTAGAGGAAATCCAGTTTACGCTATCGGAATTAGGTACAGAGATGTCAGAAAATGGGGTTCCCGATCAGGAAATCCTGAGAACTCCGAGGGCTGTAGACTCCATGAAGGTTACCTTGTGCAAGCAATAGTCATCTGTACGGTCAACAATCCTGGCGTTACGGTGCTGCTGGAGAGCATCAGAGTCTATGCTCCTGCAATGCCTGTATACCTATCTGGGAATAGTCTGGACTTATGGCATAGGTCTAAAGCAATCCTGCCGAATCTAGTCTGGAGGCCGAATCAGGCCACTAACTTTGGCGATGCTTACAATGTAGCTACAAACTACGCCTTTGAGCATGGGAAGTACGACTCAGTAATCCTCAGTAATGACGATGTAGTGCTGACTCCAAATACTATCAAATTGTTAACGCATGATACGAGAATTCTGGAATCAGAGGCTATGAATATCGGATTCTTGGGTGCTAGGTCTGACTATGTGCTGCATGACCAGAACATCAGGTTTCCGATGGAGGAAGACAGGCAATCAGGTCTAAAGTGGGCTAGTGAGGGCAATATCAAAGAGACAGGCGTAATTGCTCCGATATTTGCTAGTATTAGCAAGAAGGCATGGGATGCGGCTAAGTTTCCTAGTACAAATTGGTATTCCGATAATATAATATGCCATGACCTGCTAGAAGCGGGATTTAGGCATTTTGTGTCGAGGGCTTATGTGCATCATGCAGGAAGCCAGACAGTAGGCACAGACTTCAAGAAATGCCATGAGGAGCCACGAGAGTGGATAAAGGCTAACAGGCCGGATATGTACGAGGTTTTCTATGGCTAATGGATTGCTTTCACCAGTAGAGCAGCAAACACAAGCTACATTCGGCATGGTTCCTATGGAGGAACGGCTAAGTATTTTGCCTCGTTATAGCAAAACGCAAGGACTGATTGCACCACAATTTGTATATGATTTAGCAAAGGCTTTTGTAACCCCGTACACTGCTTTGCAAGGTTATCAGGTTTCTCCAGAGGAATCTTTAAATGTCGCTATGAGTGCTATGGGAGGGTCTTCTGTTGGATCTGCTCCAAAAGGCGCATTGCGTAGTGGTTTGTTTCGTGAGGGTGCGTTTGATCCTAGATTTGATCCAAGAAAATTAGAGCAAGAACGACTAAAGCAATTAACAACAGTAATTAATCCTACTGGACAACAAAATATACCACTTGTTAATTTGGCTCAATTTGAGGGTAGACCATTTATAACTTCAATGTCAGACCGTACTGCTGCTGGTGGTAATTTAGTAAAGATCAATGATGTTGAGCTTAGTAGACCAGTTGGATTGCTAGGTGGTCAAGACTATATGTTTAACAATCCTGGTCAAGTTTGGGCATCAGCTCAAGGGCCTGTTAATCAAATTATGAAGAATGCTCAGGTAATTAAAGAAGTTACTGGGCAAGATCCATTGTATATCCCTTGGCGTATGGCTCCATCAGGTGGAGATTTTGCTCATATGACTGGTGAAACAATGTTGTCATACGCTAATAGCGCATTGAGTAAAAAAGAAAAAATCAAGGTAGATAAGGAAATTAAAAAGTTTATTCCTAATTGGAGTGGATTGGCGGCTGATGATAGCGTTAATCAATTTAGGTCTGCTCCTGATAAAGCTAGAAAAGCGTTAAAAAATGCTTTAGATACTAACTTCAGAAATTCTGGCGGTTTAAGTATTGGTGAGGCGCGACTTGCTGTTGCTGATCCTAAGCAACTATCTGCAAGAGATGCTGGAATTATGAATATTGGTGAGATTTATACTAGTAGGCCAGTAATTCAACAATCTGGTCACCCATCTTATCCAAGGGGTGTACCAGGTCAAGGTATTGGCAGACTTAAAGAAGATAGATCTATATTTGAATTGCTTCCTCAAGCTGTAAAAGAACGTGGCATTGTTGATCCTAGAAGTCCAAGCCAAACCGATATAAGAGCCTTGCAAATGAAGCCGTATGCTGGCGTAATTGATGAAAAGTTACTTAAAGCACTTGGTTATTAAATAGATAAGATTCATTGAATTTATCTGCTATTGGTTGCCCAAAACGGTTGAATAGCCATTCTTTTACTGCTTCTGGTGTAGTAGATTCAATGCCAGAAACAATACAATATGTCTCATGGAGAACAAGAGCATTAAATATATCTTTAGGCATTTTTATTTCAGTATTTACAATAGGTGACATATTTCCTCCAAGTGAAATATTATTATACATAGGTATTAACTTGATGCAACAAGTTTAGACAGCATGACATCCAAAGGATAATGCAATTATGGAAACAAATGACGATTTTAAAACGCCAGAAATCGGCAAAGGACTAGCAGGGCCAGGTAGACCTAAGGGTATGCCTAACAAGTCAACTAGCATAGTCCGAGAGGCTATTGCTAATCTACTGGAGCGCAATGCTCCGAACATGGACAGATGGCTAAATGAGGTAGCTGATAAAGATCCTCATAAGGCATTGGACATTATCCAGAAGCTATCTGAGTACCATATTCCTAAGTTGGCTAGAACTGAGGTTACAGGCGCTGGTGGTGGGCCTCAAGAGCATATCGTTACATGGCAGAAGTAATTGAGATTGCCTACAAGCCAAGGGATCAGCAGCTAAAGATCCATGAGGCAGTAGATAACTACAGGTTTACGGTCGTAGTGGCTCATCGTCGTATGGGCAAGACTGTTTCTGCTATCAATCATCTGATAAAGGCTGCCATTGAGTGCAAGAAGCCAAACCCAAGATTTGCCTATATTGCTCCGACTTATGCTCAGTCCAAAAGGGTGGCGTGGGATTACCTACTTGAATTTACTCGTCCTCTTGGGGCTGTGGCTAATATCTCAGAGCTTAGGGTTGATTTTTGGGGTCGGCGCATTAGTCTTTACGGGTCTGATAATGCTGACAGCCTTAGGGGGCAGTATTTTGATGGAGTTGTCCTTGACGAGATCGGGGATCAAAACCCAAAGATCTGGAACGAGGTTATCAGACCAGCCCTAGCCGACAGGAACACAGACGAGGAACCTACCTGGTGCTTGTTCATTGGTACGCCTAAGGGCAAGAACCACTTTGCTGACTTTAGGGATCGTGCGAAAGAAGCCGAGGATTGGTGTCTATTGGAGTTTAAAGCCAGTCAGACAGGAATCCTTAGCGAGAAAGAACTCTGGGCTGCTCGCAAGGAAATGGGGGACGATCGCTATTTTCAGGAGTTTGAATGCAGCTTCGATGCCTCCATCCAAGGGAGCTATTATGGTGAGATTATTAACGATCTCGAAGCCAAGAGTCGTATTACCACTATTGACAGGGATGACCTTTGCAAGTCTTTTGTTGCTTGGGATCTTGGTATGGGTGACTCTACTTGTCTATGGGTGGCTCAGTTGGCTGGCAAGGAAGTGCGGCTTATCGACTGCGTCGAGAACCACGGTGTCGGTCTGGACTGGTATGTATCATGGCTCAGGGAGAACCGCTACGAGGGCTTCTCGCAAATACTTCCGCATGACGTTGAAGTAAGGGAGCTAGGCACTGGCAAGAGCCGCAAGGAGGTTCTAAACGAGGCTGGACTAGACATTACGGTAGCGCCAAGGCTGTCTGTAGCCGATGGGATTCAGGCTGTCAGACGCTTGCTGCCACGTTGCTGGTTTGACCACAAAACCAAGGCTGGACTGGACGCTTTAAGGAACTATCGACGGGAATATAACGAGAAGCAGCAGGTGTTTTACGACAAGCCATTGCACGATTGGTCAAGTCACTTTGCAGATGCCTTCAGATATTTGTCGATTGGGCTTGACGAAAGTGACGATTCATGGTCAACGGATTTGCCTATCAATGCCAAATGGGTTGTATAATGAGCAAAATTCCTGTAAGGGCTTGCTATGAAGATGGATGAAGGCCAGATCAAGGGCATACTTGAAGCCGAGATAGACAACAGTATCGGCTACATTGAGACAGAGACAACAGAAGATCGTCGTAGAGCTTTGGATTACTACCTGCGTAATCCGTATGGCAATGAGGTAGAAGGCCGTAGCCAGATCGTAACTGGCGAGGTTGCTGAGGCTATTGATGGTGCGCTGCCACAACTTATCCGAGTATTTACGACTACTGAGGATATTGTCTATTTTGAACCTAAGTCAGCTAATGACGAGGAGTCGGCTAAACAGGCCACAGATTACTGTAACTGGGTGTTCTACCGTGAGAACGAGGGTCTGCTGATCCTGCACAACTGGTTCAAGGATGCCCTGCTGCAAAAGGTTGGTGTTGTTAAATCCTACTGGGATTCCAAGGAAGACGTTACCAAAGAGAAGTACGAGAACCTGACAGAGGACGAGTTGGCTCTGCTCCTGTCGGATGAGTCGCTAGAGGTAGTCAAGCAGGATGTTGAGATGGTTCCTGCTGGCATGGATATGATGGGTATGCCGATAATGGCTCCGTCTTATGCTGTGACGGTCAAGCGGGTCAAGAAGTACGGTTGCGTAAAGATTGAGAATGTTCCTCCGGAGGAGTTTCTGATTTCCAAGGCTGCGCGGGAGATTGAGAACTCTCCTTTTGTGGCTCATCGAAAACTCATGCAGCGGTCAGAATTGATTGCGATGGGTTACGACAAAGACATCGTAGATGAGCTGCCTTCTTATGATGATCTGACGTTTAGCCCTGAGCGAGTGGCTCGATTTGACCAGGGGGAACAGCCAGACGAGCAGCAAAGCCTTGATCCTGCCATGCAGACGGTTGAGGTATACGAGTGCTATATCCGCATTGACGAGGATGGAGATGGCCTCGCTGAGTTGCGTAGGATTGTTTACTGTGGATCGGAAATACTCGAAGATGAAGAATGCGACTATATCCCGTTCCATAGCATCTGCCCGATTCCGATTCCTCATAAGTTTTTCGGTCAGTCGCTGGCAGATCGGACTATGGACATCCAGCTTATCAAGTCCACTATTACCCGTCAGTCTCTCGATAATCTCTACCTAACGAACAATAATCGGGTTGGCGCTGTGGATGGTCAGGTGAACCTAGATGACCTGCTGAACGCTACTCCTGGCGGCATTGTCCGGATGAAGAACCCGAATGCTCTGGTTCCGCTTCAGGTTCAGTCTACCTTTGGTCAGGCTCAACCGATGTTAGCTTACATGGATGAGATTCAGGCTCGTCGTACTGGTGTAACTGACGCTCAGAACGGTCTTGATCCCGATGTCTTGTCCAATGTTACGGCTGCGGCTGTGGCTGCGATGATGAAGTCTAACTCTGGCAAGCTGGAGTTGATTGCCCGTATCTTTGCTGAGACAGGCGTTAAGAGTCTGTTTAAGGGGATTCTGCGTCTATTAGGCAAGTATCAGGATAAGCCGAAGATTGTCCGTATGCGTGGCAAGTATGTGACCTTTGATCCTCGTACATGGTCGAATGAATACGATGTTTCCATTAACGTGGGTCTGGGTGCTGGAGACAGGGATCAGAAGCTGACTATGCTCCAGATGATCCTTGCCAAGCAGGAGCAGATTATTCAGTCTTACGGCCCGTCGAATCCTCTGGTTTCCATTGGTCAGTACCGTAACACATTGGCAAGATTTATTGAGGCGGCAGGATTTAAGGATGCTGATGCCTTCATGAACGAGATCACGCCTGAGATGGATGCTCAGTTGTCTCAGCCACAGCCACCTAGCCCTGATGCTCAGGCTGAGTTAGCTAAGATGTTGGCTGAGGTAGAGCGTGAGAAGACACAGGCTAAGTCGCAGATTGATGCTGCCAAGTTGGATCTAGAGCGTCAGAACTTGGAGGCTGAGTTCATGCGTAAGGGCATTGAGATGCAGATGAAAAGCCAGAAAGATCAGGCCGAGATTCGCATTAAAGAGGCTCAATTAGCAGTCCAGCAACTGCAAGCGGTTTTGGCTATGGACTTGGCTGACGAGGATACCCGTAACAAACAGGCTGAGATTGTGCTGAAGACGATTAAAGAGCTAGGGAGCCTGACTGGTGGATAAAGCACAGTGGGCAATTAACCTGCTTAGGGAGCCGATGTTTCAGGAGATGATGGAAGAACTCCGAGGCAACGAGCTTAACAAATTTATAAATAGTAATTATGGTGAGACTGAGATTAGGGAACAAGCGTATATGCGCCTCCGAGTCTTGGAATCCGTTGAATCCTATCTCGAAAGCGTTGCTGCTCAGAAGATGATTGACGAGAAAAGGATGAAGATTTTGTAACTCGCATCGGGCGATTCCCGATATAATTTAGGAAACTTATGATCGATACTCAAAACACGACACCTGAGGGTAGTGGTGAGTTAACAGTGGATGGTGCAGCTAACGCTATCTTGGGTCTAATGGGTGGGGAAGAAGGCTCCGAACAGGAACAACCTGAACTCCAAGCAGAGGCCAACGATAGCGAGGCCGAATCTGAGGAATCTTACGAGGAATCAGAGGTAGAACAAGATGATGGCGAGGATGAGCAAGAGGAGCCTCAGAAATTCCGTGTCAAAGCCGCTGGCGAAGAACGGGAGGTAACCCTTGATGAGCTTATCAAGTCTTATCAACTTGGCACAGATTACACTAAGAAATCGCAAGCTGTAGCTGAGGAACGCAAGGCGGTTGAGGCCGAGCGCCAGGCGGTTCAAGAGGCTAAGGCTATGCGCGATCAATACGCGCAGCGGTTGGAGATCATCGAGCAGATGTTGAACCAGCCGCAGGAAGCAGAGAATCTGGAGTATTTGAAAGAGACTGACCCTATCGGTTATGCCGTGAAAGTCGCTGAGATGTCTCAGAAGGAGAAACAGTTAGCGCAGGTTCGTGCCGAGCGTGAGCGCATCATGCAACAGCAGGAATATGACAGGCAACAACAGATGAGACAGATGATTTCTGTTGAGTCCGAGAAGCTAGTTGCTGCGATACCTGAGTATGCTGATCCGAATAAGGGCGAGACAATCCGCAAGGAAATCCGCAGTTTCGGTAAGCAGATGGGATTCTCTGACGAGGAATTGGCTAATGTGTTCGATTCCCGAGCAGTTCTGACGCTGTACAAGGCTATGCAATACGACAAGTTACAGTCGAGCAAACCTGCTGTTAACAAGAAGGTTTCAGAGGCTCCCAAGGCGATTAAGCCAGGCGTTTCTAAGCCGAGAGACAGTAATAGCGAGGAACTGAGAAAACTTAAAGCGCGAGCTAAGTCATCCGGAAGGGTGGCAGATGCCGCAAGTGTATTTGAACGATTCTTATAAGGAATGTAATCATGGCAACTTATACCGCCCACAGCGCGATTGGTCAGCGTGAAGATTTGACCGATGTAATCTATGACATTTCGCCTACCGAGACTCCTTTCATGTCTTCGATTGGCAAGACGAAAGCAACGGCTGTCTACCACGAGTGGCAGACCGACACCCTTGCAGCCGCTACTACTGCTAACGCCGCTGTTGAAGGTGCTGACGCTTCGGACGCTACCCTGTCTCCGACTGTTCGTCTTGGCAACTACACCCAGATCCTGCAAAAGACTATCAAAGTCTCTGGCACTCTGGACACAGTGAACAAGGCTGGTCGTAAGTCTGAAAAGGCTTATCAGTTGGCTAAGGCTTCGCAAGAGATCAAGCGCGATCTGGAAACCATCCTGCTGTCGAATCAGGGCCGTGATGCTGGCAACGGTTCTACTGCTCGTAAGATGGGTTCGCTGCTGTCATGGATCAAGACTAACTCGTCTGCTCAGACTAACGGTGGCGATCCTACGACTATCGGTGTTTCGACCCGTACTGACGGTAACACTCGTACATTCACTGAAGCCCTGCTGAAAGAAGTCGTGGCTGAGGTGTTCGTATCCGGTGGTTCGCCTAAGGTTCTGATGGTTGGCGCAACTGGTAAGCAGAAGGTGTCTTCGTTCACTGGTATCGCTGAGACTCGTTTCAACGTAACTGGTGCTGCTCCTTCGACGATCATTGGCGCGGCTGACATCTACGTTAGCGACTTCGGCAATATGTCGGTTGTACCTAACCGCTTCATGCGTACCCGTGAGGCGCTGATCCTCGATCCTGAGTATGCAGCAATTGCTTACCTGCGTCCGTTCCAGACTAACGAACTGGCTAAGGCTGGCGATGCTGACAAGACTCAGATCCTGGTTGAGTGCACACTTGAGGTTAAGAACGAGGCTGCTCATGGTGGAGTTTTTGACCTGAATATGGCTCTGTAATTGAAATAGCCCCTGACCTTATGGTTGGGGGCTTTTCTACGAGGATTTATGACCTATAGACAATCTGTTGTTCATGCGGACGGTGATGGCGGGATTATCATCGAGACTAAACAAGATGTTTCCGAGATACTAGAAAGTAACAAGGAAATACTGGAGGCAGACAAGCAAAGAACTGGGCATCTAAAAGATCTTCATCATGTAGCAAGAATCCCTTTTACGGTCATTGATGACTTGAACAAGATGGGGATAATGAAGGGCTTTCAAATAATAGATGACGCAGCTTTTGCTCGATGGCTCAACAATTCCGACAATGCACAATGGAAGGTTTATAGGGGAACTATATGATCGTAGGGGCTTGCGTACCAGCTAGAGATGAGGTTCATACAGCGTTTGCATTTGACTTTGCCAAGATGGTTGGTAGAGACTCAAGGCATCGGTGTTCTAAGGAAGGCAATGGGCTAAAGCTCTATACGATGGCAGGAACGCTGATATTCGATCAGAGGGAGAAGCTAGTTGATGCTGCTCTGGCTGAAGGATGTGAGGCGATTCTGTTTATTGATTCAGACATGAGGTTTCCTGCTGACATCATTGACGTTTTGTTAAGCCGTGAAGTTCCGATTGTTGGGGTTAATGCTGTAACGAGAAGGAAGCCGACATTACCGACTGCGTTGAATCTTGAGATTGAGAAGAATGACGAGGGCAAGATTATCCGTCATGCTTGGCATAAAGTAGATTCAATGAATAAAGAGGGCGTAGAGCCTGTGACAGCGGTTGGTTTTGGTGCGGTGATGATTCGCAAGGAAGTCTTTGAGAAGGTTCCTAAGCCCTGGTTTGATGTGGGTTGGGGATCAAAGGGGATTATTGGCGAGGATGTGCATTTCTGCATTAAGGCTTTAGATGCGGGATTCCAGACTCATGTAGACCACAGCCTCTCAAAGCATATTGGTCACATTGGTACTTACGAGTATCGATGGGAAGATGTAGAGGAAGGCGCGATAGAGGCGCACAATAACGGGAAATAGACATGGCATTTACGAGCTACAGTGACCTAAAGACTACGATAGCGAACTATCTAGCTCGTAGTGATTTGACTGATGTTATTCCTGACTTTATTCGGTTGGCTGAGGAACGGTTACGCCGTGATCTAAGAACCCGTCAGATGTTGGTGGTAGCTACTGCTAGCACAGTTGGTGGAGAATCCAAGGTAGGACTGCCAGCAGACTTCTTGGAAATGCGCGATATTCATCTGAATACGAATCCGATCACTTCACTTTCTTACGAAGCCCCTAATACGTTTTATTCAAGCTCCAGACCGACTGAATCTGGTATCCCAAGAATATACACGGTGTTGGCTTCAGAGTTGCAATTTGCCCCTATTCCCGATACTGCGTATACGGTTCAGATGTTATATTACGCAAAGCCTGTGCTTATGAGTGATAGTAACGTCAGTAATACATTCTTGCTTAATTATCCAGATGCTTTGTTGTATGCTGCATTAGGCGAGGCTGAACCGTATTTAATGAATGATGCTAGGTTGCAAGTTTGGGCATCTTTATATGATCGTGCAATAACATCGATCAATACTTCTGACCAAGCTAGTGAATATAGCGGTCAGCCTATGTCAATGTCTTATAACGTGAGGTGAAATCATGGCAGAAATGTCAAACTATCTCGAAAATGCGCTAATTAACGCTACTTTGAGAAACACAAGCTACACAAGCCCTACAACGGTTTATGTGGCTCTTTACACTACAGACCCTACTGATGCAGATACCGGAACTGAGGTTTCTGGTGGTTCTTATGCTCGTCAGGCTGTAACCTTTGGTTCTCCGTCTAATGGTGTATCTACGAACAGTGCATCTGTGACATTCCCGACTGCTTCAGGCAACTGGGGAACTGTTACGCACATTGGTATTCGTGATGCGTCAACGGCTGGCAATCTTCTGTATCACACTCCGCTGGATACAGCTAAGACTGTCAACTCCAGTGACGTATTTACTATTTCATCTGGTAATCTTTCCGTTACTTTGGAGTAAACAATGGCACTTGTTATTGCTGATCGGGTAAGGGAAACGTCCACCACTACCGGAACTGGCACATTGACACTGGACGGTGCTGTTAGTGGGTATCGTACATTTAGCTCCGGTATCGGCAATAGCAATACCTGTTACTACACTATCACGTTAGGCGCTGATTACGAGATAGGTTTAGGTACGGTTAGTGCTGGTCAATTGGCTAGAACTACGATTCTTAGATCGAGTAATTCCAACAATGCGGTTAACTTTGGTGCTGGTACTAAGGATGTATTTGCGACTTATCCTGGTGATAAAGCTGTAGATACGGATGGTGCTCAGACGCTGACTAACAAGACGCTCACTGATCCTACGATTATTGGCACGATCATTGAGGACGTATTCACCATTACTGATGGTGCTGCGTTTGAGATTAATCCTGGTAACGGCTCGATCCAGCTAATTACTTTGGGCGCGAATAGAACGCCAAAGGGAACCAACTTTGTTGCTGGTGAGGCTGTGACGCTGATGGTCGACGATGGTACGGCTTACACACTAACGTGGACTGATACGACCTTTGGAAC